ATATAGAGGTAATGTTTACGTTCAGCCTTGACGATGAAGAGTAGATATGGCCCTAGTTTCACTACAAATACCGGCAGGCGTTTTTCGCAACGGGACTGAGCTTCAGTCGACCGGGCGCTGGTATGACGTAAACTTAGTTCGTTGGACTGAGGGCGCGATGGAGCCTGTTGGGGGATGGGAGCGTCGCGGAAGCGGGACTGTAACTGGCAAGGCTCGTGGCCTAATCACATGGAAGACAAACGCTGGCGTTCGCTTCGCTGGGATCGGCACGCCATCTAAGCTGTATGCTATGACGCAATCGAGCGGGTTGGTGGATATTACGCCAGTTGGCTTTACTTCGGGGTCTGACGATGCTTCTACGGGCGCTGGTTACGGGATTAGCACTTATAGCACTGGCTATTACGGCACACCTCGCCCTGATGCTGGTTCTGTAACAGCCGCAACGACTTGGAGCTTTGACACTTGGGGCGAATATCTCGTCGGCTGCTCCACATCTGATGGCAAACTATACGAATGGCAGTTGGACGCCTCAACGCCCACGAAAGCTGCTGTCATTACAAACGCGCCGACAAGCTGTCAGGGGCTTCTTGTCACCGCTGAACGCTCAATGTTCGCCTTGGGAGCGTCTGGGAATAGTCGCCGCGTTGCGTGGTCTGATCTTGAAAACAACACGATTTGGACAGCGGCATCTACAAACCTTGCTGGTTCCGTTGACCTTCAGACAACAGGTAAGATTATTTGCGCCAAGCGTGTTCGCGGCCAGAACCTTATCCTGACTGATATTGACGCGCACGTCCTGACATATGCCGGCCAGCCATTTGTATATACGGCTGAAATTGCTGGTCGTGCTTGTGGCGTCATCTCTGCAAATGCGGTGGCCGTTCTTGATAACGCTGCCGTCTGGATGGGGCAGCGCGGTTTCCATATGTATGATGGTTACGTTAAGCCACTGCCTTGCGAAGTTTACGATTACGTCTTCAACAACATCAACACGAACCAAATCTCCAAGGTTTACGCTGTTAACAACGCGCAATATAACGAAGTGTGGTGGTTCTATCCATCCGCCAACTCAAACGAAAACGACAGCTACGTTGCGTGGGATTACGTTGAGGACCATTGGACGATTGGGACGTTGGCCCGCACCTGTGGCACAGACCGTAGCGTCTTCCGCAACCCGATTATGGTCGGGGCAAATGGCTACATCTACGACCATGAAGTTGGCCTAAACTACGATACGGCGTTGCCGTATGCTGAGACTGGTCCGTTCCAGATTGGCCAAGGCGACAACATAATGTACATCAATGAGATGATACCAGACGAGCGTAATCTTGGTAGTGTTTCCGCGACATTTAAAACGCGCTATTACCCGACAAGCACGGAGACGACCTACGGTCCGTATAGTCTGACACAGCCGACATCTGTCCGCTTTAATGGGCGGCAGATTAAGATGCGCGTGACAACGACAACGCCATCTGATTGGCGTGTTGGGACGCAGCGCCTTAATGCAATTCCGGGCGGGCGTCGATGAGCCTTAAACTCCCGCCACCACCCAGCGCATACAACCCAAATTATGAAGCGCAGCGCAACCGCCTGATCGAACTTTTCTCGAATGGAGTTTATGAAAAGGGTCAGGACGTTGGCATCTATGCGCCAGCAAAGCTGGTCTACGAAGGATTTTACGGCCAGTTCAAGAAGACCACTAGCGTAAGTCCTGCCGCTGCTAATACGGCCTATGCGATTACATTTGACACAACTGAGAACAGCAATGGCGTTTCAATCGGATCGCCTGCATCTCGGATCGTCGTAACGGAAGATGGCATCTATAATTTCTCAGCCCATTTCATAATTCTGTCCAATAACAGCAGCGCAAAAACTGTATATTTTTGGTTTAGAAAAAATGGGACAAATGTTTCTGCAAGTGCCTTCTTGACAACAAGTAACATCAATGGCGGCCACATGGCGTCGGGCAGGGATCATTTCTTTTCGTTAGTTGCTGGCGATTACATTGAATTGATGTGGGCCGCTGATAGCACGAACCTTGAACTTCATGCCTCTCCTGCAACGGCATTTGCACCATCTGGGCCGTCTTGCCTTCTGTCAGTGATGCAAGTGCAGTAGTAATGGGCTGTCAATCTATTTTGTTTTGTGGTAAGAACAAAGGATTAGGCGGCCAGTCCGCTTGGGGGTTATAATGGCGACGACAACTACTACGACTACCGCACAGGCGCTTAATCCTTTTATTCAGGATATTCTGGCGCGAAACTATAGCGCCGCGCAGCAAGTCGCGTCGATCCCGTATCAGGCTTACGGTGGTCCGCGCATCGCGCAGTTCCGTCCGCAGGAGATGCAGGCGTTTCAGACGGCGGAACAGGCTGCTACCAATCAAGTCGGAAGCCAGCAACTTGCTCAAGCCACCCAAGTTGCTCAGCGTGCAGCCGGATATACTCCGCAGCAGTTTCAGCAAGATGTGTCTGGGTTTATGTCCCCGTTCCAGACCAACGTCATCGACGCCACGATGGCCCGACTGGCTCAAAGCCGCGCCGAGCGTGACGCTTCGACCAAGGCCCAGATGGCCGCATCGAAGGCATTCGGTAACGAACGCCGTGGCGTCTATGAAGCGCAGCTTGCAGCCGAACAGGATTTGAATACGGCTCAGACGTTGGCTGATCTCTATAATCGTGGGTACACGCAAGCCGCTGGATTTGCACAAGGTCTGCCGGGCCAGCAGCTTGCGGGTGCAGCCGCCCTGTCCGGTTACGGCCAGCAGGCGCTTGGCAATCAGCAGACCTACGCAAACATGTTGGCCGCGTCGGGTCAGTCGCAGCGCGATATGGCGCAGCGCAATCTTGAGTTGGCCTATCAGGACTTCCAAGCGCAGCGTGCGTATCCGCAGCAGCAGCTTCAAACTTTGTTGGCCGGAGCGACGGGTCTTCCTTCGCCTGTCACTAGCACACAGACCCAAGTATCCCCCGGTGGTGGTTTCTTTGGTACGGCGGGTAATGTCCTTGGCGTTGCTGGCGGTATCGATAAGATTTTTGGGACAGGGACCATTAAGGGTCTGCTTGGGAGTATTTTCTAATGGCTGAGCCTCGCGGTCTATTTGGTGGTCTTTTCGCGCCATATAAAATTAAAGGCGATCCGGCTGCGATTGACGAAGAGCAAACCGCATTGCTCACTAAACTTGCTGGGGGCGACATCTCCGGTACATTGACCGGCGGCGATAAGCTGATCGCGCTTGGTGCTCTTCTCAAGTCCGTTTCTCGCGGCAGCAAAACTTCGCCGCAGGAAGTTATGCAGAACTTGCAGCAGTCGAAGCTGCAAGAGATGCAAACTAAAATTCAGCTTGGACAAATTCAGGCCGATGCTGCGCGCAAGGCTCGTATTAAAGCAATTACCGGAGGTCTTGTACCCGGTGCTGCTCCTCAAAATCGTATGCCGGGAGATTATTACGCACTTGCTGAGCAGCTTTTGGCGGAAGGCGATATTGAAGGTGCAAAAGCCTTACAGGCACAGGCCGCTGGTATTGCGCAATATACCCCGGCCGGGGCGCTCACGACTGCTTTTGCGACGACTGCGGGTAAATCGGCGTTTGATCTTGTCAAAGGATTGAACCCAGTTACTCAGCAGCCATTTGAGTTGCCGCGTTGGCAGGCCGAAGGTTATCCAAATGCGGGTGCTTGGGCTATGGCGCAAGCACCGAGTGGCGGTGAGGCCCCTGCGGCTCCATCTGCAACGCCAACTGGTACCGGCCAGTCTAATATTCCTTCAGGATCACCTTTAAATCCGGTTGCGGGCGTTGGGGTAACTGGTCTGTCTGAAGGTCAAAAAGGCAATATCGAAGCGCGCACTGCTGCGTTCAAGGACTTGCTGACAAATTCTCAAGCCTCTGCGTTTGCTGCGCAGCAGCGCCTGCCGCAAGTTCAGGCGATGGACGCGCTCAGTCAATCACTTGCAACGGGTAAGTTAGCTGAATATAAAAACGCAGCACAATCGTGGCTTGTGGCTTTTGGTCTAGAAAATAACCCAGCGGCACAAGCCTCTGTGTCCAACGCGACTGCTTTTACAAATCTGCGCAAACAAGTTTTGGCGGAGCGATTGGCAGCGCAAAAAGGGCCGCAGACGGACCGGGATGCTGCCTTGTTAGGTTCTATCGGCCAGCAAATGACCAATACTCCGGCGGGTAACAGATTGATTTCAGCTATGGAAACCGCCGTGTTACGCCGAGATATTTCGTTTAATAATTTCCTTGGACGGTATCAGGGTGACCCGGGGATGGCTCTTGAGGCGTGGGGTAAAACCCGTGAGGGTCGTCTCGGTGTTCTCGGCGATCCAACATTTGTTAAGTCTGCTGTCGCAACGGGCGCTATTAAGTTGGGCCAAGGTGTAGACAAGCGCACGAACAAAAAGGTATATTTCGTGCAGACCAAGAACGGCCAACGGATTTTCCTTAACTAATGGCAACGGACTATCGCCCCTATCTAGATCAGATGGCGGACAAGTACGGCGTTCCGCGCTGGCTTGCTCGTGCCATCTACGAAAAAGAAACAAAGTCTGGCCGGGATGTGCGAACATCTCCTGCCGGGGCAAAAGGCCATATGCAGCTTATGCCTGCTACGGCTAAAGCATTGGGCGTCAAGGACATTAACGATCCCCGTCAAAACATGGAGGGGGCCGCTAAACTACTTAACGAACTTTTGCGCACCTTTAACGGTAATCCTGTTTTGGCTGCGGCTGCGTACAACACTGGCCCTACCAATGTCCGAAAAGCAGGTAACAGAGTACCAAATATAAAAGAGACGCGCGATTACGCTGCTTTTGTTAGCGCACGCAACCCCAATCCCGGTGCTCCGGTCCCTGTTCCTTCTAAGTTGAGTGCTGATATGGCGAAGGCTCCTACCTCTAATAACGGCGTGCAGCTTAAAGACGTTCGCTTTGCAGGTGACAAGCCTAAGCCAAAAGCCCCCAAGCCCCCGACGTTGGCGGATCAAGCTAAGCGTGGAACGGGCCTCGCCACGCGTTCGATGATCGAGGGTATCGCCGAAGGTTTTGGTCTTGTTGGCGATCCACTTCAGTATTTCTTAAACCAAGCGTATAGCGCCATTGGTGTTCCGCAACAGTATCTGCCGCAATTGCCGTCTGAAATGGGTCGCACAGCCGCTGCAAAATTAAATCTACCCACGCCGCAAACAGGCGCTGAGCGTATTTTGGTCGAAGGTGGCAAGTATGTTTCGCCCGTAGCCGCTCAACAGCTTCTTGTTCGTGGCGGGCAGCGTTTGGCGCGGACTGGTCTTAGCGCAGCGCAACAGGCACTGGCGACTGGCACACGGGCTGCGGCCCCGACAGTTACTCAGCGAGTGGCGCAGCAAGTCATTGCCAAACCGGGCGCACAAGCGGCGACGGCTACTACGGCGGGTCTTGCGTCTGGTGCGGTTGGCGAACTTACGGATCAGAACCCCTACGCCAAACTTGCGGCAGCGGTTACTACGTCCGCACTTACGGGCCAAGGTCTTGGTAAACTTGAAAACGCATTTACGGATGCGCTAACCCCGGCCGGGCGCGACGCAATCCGCCAGCGTGCGGCTGCGGAAGCACAAGGCATTAAGGTTACTGCTGCGGATGTATACCCGGGTGCGCGGTTTACGCGTGGCCTTACTTCTATTCTCGAAATGCTCCCGCTTTCGGGTATGCGTAATCTTGGTGATCAGAACGCACAAGCACGCGCTGCGGTGGAACGTCTGCGCGAAAGTGCACGTCCGTATAATATTTCTGAAAATGCAACGCCGAAAGACCTCGGCAAGATGCTTATTCAGGATTTGCGCGATCAGTATAAATCCGTAAAGGCGCAAGCGGGCACGTTGTATGACGCAGTCGTGCCCGCTCTTAAACTGAAAAAAGGTACGGATCAGATCGCTGTAGCTAATGCTAAAGCATCTATCACGGACTTTCTTAAAGAATTTCCGGATTATCTTCGTGATCCGGATGTGCCGACCAGCGTCAAAGACTTGATGCGTCGGATCGCAAAAGCGGATGACACTCAGGTTGTCAGCTACAATGACTTCCGAAAAATGAACACGGCTTTTGGCCAAGCAGTGTCTGAAGCTGAACGGGCTGCTGCGGCTAGTGGCAAGGGCGGCTCTAAATCATCGGCTCTTAGCCAAGTCTATTCGGCGTTGTCTCGCGATGCAGACGCGTGGTTGACGCGCCTTGAAACGCAAAATCCGGAAGCCGCAACTGCATTCCGTAGCGCGCAAGGCTATTTTACCGAAAACGTCTTGCCGTTCCGCGATACAAAACTGGTGAATGATGTTGTCGGTCGTCGTTTGAAGCCGACTGAAATCGAAAATACTGGTGAAAAATTTGTTAACGGCCTGCTGAATGCGGACGAAGGCACGGCCGCAACGACTATGCGTTTGGCCAGCGAAAACGGCCAAGGTGTGGCTCGTTACGCGCTTATCGATAAAGCCGCTAAAGGCTCTATCGGTGATCAGGCTTTGTCTGAAGTAACGCCGATGCGGGCTTTTGGCGCGGTCGATCCATCCAATCCGACAAACGCGGCTATCCTTGGCACTAACCCAGATATTCTCGCGCGGACAACGCAGCTTGCGGAAGGTCTTTCTGCTGCTCGTCGTTCGACAGAGGCGTTCTCGAACCCGCGCACTGGCGCTCAGTTGGTTCCGTATGCGCAGGGTGCGGGTCTACTTGGCTTAGGTTACGCGGCACAACAGAACCAAATCCCTGAAGAATATCAGGGTTTGGCGGTATTGGCATCGCTTGCTGCTGGTCGCGGTACATCGGCTCTTCTTCGGCAGCCGGGTACTGTTCGGGCTTTGGCTGGTCAAACACCAGAACTTATCTCAAACCCAGCGGTACTGAACCCCGCGATGATCTCACTGGCGCAGTTCGCCGGGCCAAGCGACCTTCCCCCTGTGTCCGCTCTGCCCCAACCTGCTGCACCCGGCACATTGACGCCGCAACAAGAGCAGGAATTGATACAGTCTGAAGCGTTCCAGTATCTGAGCGCACCGGAAGAGATCAATTACACGACTGGCGAAAGCACCGTCGGGCCAGCGCCAAGCGTTACCATCGATCTCGATCCAAAATCGATCAAAACCATCAATCCAGAAGACTTGCCGGAAGATTATTAATGGCCAAGAAGACTAGCGTTAAAGAACAGACGTGGCGGCCGCAGCCGAAAGCGAAACGTCGCCACAAACCCGACGGGCTTCGCCATCGTAAGTCTTTGGGGCCACGCAGTAACTTGCGGACTAGCTTCTAATAATATAGATACTCTCCATGAAGTTCATGGGTATAGACCCCGGCGCGTTCGGGGCTGTTGCTATTCTGGATAAGGATAGCCGAGAACTTGTCATCATCGACATGCCTACACTCAAGGTCAAGCGCGGGCCGCGTGTCGTCAATCAGGTTGACGCGCACATGCTGGCCGATGCGCTCCGCCCACATGTAGACAGCGAAACTAAAGCCCTTATCGAGAAAGTCCACGCCATGCCGGGCCAAGGTGTGTCCTCGATGTTCAGCTTTGGCCGTGCCGCTGGTATCGTCGAAGGTGTCCTCGCTGGCCTGTCTGTACCTTTTGAGTTGATCCCGCCTGCGACTTGGACTAAATCTATGCGCACGTTCGGAGGGAAGGACGGCAGTCGTCAGCGGGCACAAGAGTTGTTCCCGGATTACGCCCATCTCTTTGCACGTAAGAAGGACGACGGACGGGCCGAAGCTGCGCTTCTCGCCTGTTACGCCGCAGAGAGGGAAAATGAACCACCTATTCGATTACCAAAAAGTCGGCGCAGACTTTCTCTGTAACAACCCGGCTGCGTTCCTTGCCGATGAGCAGGGCCTTGGTAAGACGCTTCAAGTTATCGCAGCGTGTGATATGCTCGGCCTGACAAAGGTCGTCGTGGTTTGCCCTGCTATCGCCAAGATCAACTGGCGTCGTGAGTTCGAGAAGTGGGGTACGGTAGAACGTACCGTTCTTGTCTACAGCTACGACAAACTTGTTCAATCGAAGGAGACGCGCAATGAAATCGCAAAGTTGGAGCCAGACGTTCTCGTCATTGACGAAGCGCATTATCTCAAGAACCGCACTGCTAAGCGTACAAAGTATCTATATGGTCAGTACTGTCGTGGCGATGGTCTTGTTCGTTTCGCTGATCGCGTTTGGCTTCTTAGTGGCACTCCCATTCCTAATAACGTCAGCGATTTTTGGACACATCTTAAATCAATCTGGAAGTACCCGCTAAACTTCACCGAGTTTACGACCTACTTCTGCAAGACATGGAACGGCCAGTTCGGTCTTCAAATCCTTGGCAACAAGACTGAACGCATGGCCGAGTTTAAGACCGTGCTCAAGTCGATTATGCTCCGCCGCAAGGGCGAGATCGTGCTGAAAGATTTGCCGCCCATCTGGTGGCAGGATGTGCCGGTCGAAGTCGATAACTGGAGCGACCGAAAACACATCGACGATCCACGCCAAGCCGAAGCTGTCGATATGATCCTCGCGCATTCGCTTACAAATCAGGACTTGGCTTCCGAGATTGAGAGCATCGCGCCTCACATCGCGTCACTGCGTCGCTTAACCGGCGTGGCCAAGGCAGCGCCCATCGCCGCGCAGATAGCGGGCGAGTTGGCTGATGATGCTTATAGCAAAATTGTTATATTCGCCTTCCATACCGACGCGATCCAGACGCTCTACGATAAGCTGAAAGACTTTAACCCTGTCGTCGTGGCGGGCGGTATGCCGACGGCCGACCGTCAAGCGGCGATTGACAACTTCCAAACCGATCCAAAGGTGCGGGTATTCATCGGCCAGATCACGGCTTGCTCGACAGCGATTACGCTGACAGCGGCAAATCAGGTGGCGTTTGTGGAGATGGATTGGGTTCCGGCAACCAACGCGCAGGCGGCTAAGCGTTGCCATCGTATCGGCCAGACTAAGCCCGTGATCGTGCGGACGTTCGGCCTTGTTAATTCTGTTGATGAGATTGTAGCTAAGACCTTAGCTAAGAAAGCCCAGATGATCTCCGAGGCTTTAGATTAAGAAGGGCCGGGGCGACTTCCAAAACCCCGGCCCTTCCTTTCACTTAAAGCAAATCATCAAGGTCCGAGATGTCAGCAGACGGACGCTCCGTGGCAGTAAATTCGTCTGCCGCTGACAACCGGCCATCCATACGCGGACCGTCGCCCACTTTCTGAAGATTGCCAAGTGAAAACGCAACCCCGTTGTTGCCGTTCACGCTGTACGCATAGGCGCGCAGCGAGGCACGGACCTTCGCACCGGGGTAGATTTCTTTGGGGTCATTGATCGGAGCAGGCTTGCCGTTCTCGCCAGCAAACTTGCTGACAACACCGGGGGCTTGCTTCGACTTGACGTTCATGAAGATCGAGCCTTCTGGATAGCCCTTCTCTTCGCCGTCGTTGCGGAAAGGCATACGGATTTTGCCGCCTTCCATCAACGATTTGGTCTTGTCTCCCCACTTCTCCTTAGCCACAGCGGCAGCAGTCGCTTTCAGTTCGGACAGGTCAGTGCCGTCGGGGAATACAAGGCAGCAAGAATAAACTGGCTCACTTGCACCCGGAGGTGTCTGCGGTTCGAACACATGCGGATAGGAGATAATCGCTTCTGGCGTAATAACTTTGGACATCTTAGTTTCCTCATTCAACGGTGAAATCGTCGGCCGCCAGAGTGGCGACAGACGGACGGTTGTCTGTATCAGCGACCATTGATGTGCCCGTTGATACAGCCATGACGAGCGATGTCGGCAAGTTCTTCTTGCCCACGATGCGCTCGATCTGCGATGGCGACTTCAACTTCTTTTCGTAGATGTCGTCGTCATCGAGACCTTCTTCCGTGGCCCAAGCCACGAACTCATCCTCAACACGCCAGCGACGTGTCGGGCGTTTCTCGACCAGCTTGTAGCCGGGCAGCGCGTTGCCGCTTTCGAGAATATAATTTGCGTGCCGACGCAGAGACTTGATCCACTCTTCGATCAGCGGAACCTTCTCCAGATAGTCGGCAACCTCGGCCGGTGTGAGATCGTTCAGGTCTTTGACCGCGCCGAACTCGTCTTGCGCTACAGCCAGCGCGTCGTTGCGCAGGGCTGAGCAAGTGCCAGCCGCTTTGCAGAACTTGCAGTGATCGCCCGCCAGACGCGGTGCGTTCGGCTTCAGGCTCTCATGCGCTGCGTCAATCAGTTCGGTCCCAAAGTCCATGATCTCGTCACGGCTGTAGCTATATGACCGCACAGGGCCATCGGCGTGCATGGCGCGTGGTTGGATAACAACCGTGATAACCTTGTTGACGGGAGCCTTGTCGCCGATCTCAAGGATCGCGCCGAGCGCATAGTATTTAAGCTGCGCGTTGTCTTCGACTTCGACAGCCACACCTTGGCCGTGCTTATAGTCGAGGACATAGAGCGTCCCGCTTTCCTTGCCGTAGATGATGCAGTCGGCCGTGCCGAACATAGGCATGGGCGGGTCGAGTTTATCTAGGCTGAAGCGTTTCTCATAGCGGCACAAGCTTGGTTCCAGCAGCGCCGTCGCACGGATGTGGTCGATATAGACCTGAACCGCACGGGCCATGTTGTCGTCAACCTTGTGGCCGTTGTGCTCTTCGCCAATGAAGGCGAAGGCATCTTCATGTCCATTGACTAAGCAAAACTCACCCAGTTCGTGAGCAGCAGTGCCAAGTTCGGCGTAAGGCGAACTCTCATCTGGGAACGGAGCCTCGGCGTTGAGTGAGCCGGGGCAAGCCATGCGCCGCTTTGCATTCGACGCGCCGAACTTAGCATGTGCTGTCATTTGAAATTCTCCAGAAAGAGCCGAACTTCCAGCGGCAGTTCTAGCTGGTCCTCGTCCGACTTAGGCGAGAACTTAGCTAAGTAGCTGGCTGGTATCTTGTTGCCGCCATACCACGCGGGTTTAGTGCTCATTGTTTTCGATAACATCTGCCTCTTCCTCTAATATCTCGGCCACAAGTTCCCACTTCGGATCAACCTCGGCCAGTGAACGAAATTCTTTTACGCCATACCGTAGTCGTTCGACAACGCGGTGGCGTTCCCCAATCGCGCAGTCGCACCATGCTTTGAGATCGCCGCTTCGAACGACTGCGCAATTAGGGTGGTGTTTCATTTCACAATCTCTGCTTCACGGAACCAGTGGATAACAACATCGCCCGGCTTCTTGGCTGTGTGGACGATGACTGCGGGCTTGATCTGCTTGAGACGCAGATAATCTTTATAGCTACGATACTTCTTCATTTCCGATACCTCTTCCCTTCTTTGCCCTCGGCGTTGATTGGGCAGCCTTGCGCCCATGCCGGAACTCGTGTCATGATGTCAATCATTTCGTCGAGCGAACCAAAATCATCTGGCACTTCGCAAATGATCTCATCGTGTACGGACAGGATGACGTGGTATCCTTTGATCTCCAACGCCATCATGGCCGTGGCCATCATATCGCGGGCGGTTGCTTGCACCACGTTCTCCGTCAACAGACCACCCCAGATAATCTGAGAGGTCCACTGTCGCGTCACACTATTTAGCGTATCGACTTGCGCGGTATCGCGCATTGCCCCCCAAGGCGTCTCTCGCTGAATGATGCGCGGATTGTGGTAAGTAAGCGACCGCCCGCTAGGTAAGGAGAGTGGGACCGTCCCAACACGGCCTGCTTCCTTAACCATCTCTACAAATTCTTGCTCAATGTCGCGCCAGTACTGCGCGATCATGTTGTTCTTCTCACGATAGACGGCCACGATGCGCTTGGCTTCGTCTTCGTCTACCTTGATCCCCATTGTGGCGCACTGCTCGGCGAAGCGTTTGCCGCCCATGCCGTAGCCGCAACCCAAGATCGCCATCTTTCCAACCTGTCGCTGTGCGTCAGTGACGCACCCCACGTCCACGTTGTAGATGGCTGATGCCATTTCTTTGTACACGTCTCCCCCCTTTCGGAACGTCTCAACGAGATCGTTCTGCCCTGCAACCCACGCCAAGACGCGGGCTTCAATCGCCGAATAGTCGGCGAACATAAGCCGATGGCCATCCTCGGCAACCAGCATCGAACGCAACAGATCGGAGGCAAGAACCGTACCGGCCCCATATTCCGACACATCCTCGTCCTGCTTCAACTTGGATATGATAATATCAAGTTCTGCTTGTTTCTTTTGCGGGCGGGGGAAGTTCTGCGGCTGCACAAGCCGACCGGACCAGCGCCCAGTAGCCGCACCATGATAAACGAGAAGGCCGCGCATCCGTCCGTCGGCATTGGCCGCGTGAAGCATGGCTTCATACTTCGCGGTGCTGGACTTGGCTCCGTTCTGCCTAAGTGTCAGTACCTCACGGATCACCGGGTGCAGTCGGTCGTAAGTCAGCAGCCGGGCAACGGTCTGCTTGTCAACAGACTTGGTGGCAATCCCGTGGCTGTTAAGCCAAGCCACCAAGTCCATGCCATTTGTTGCGGCTTTGACAGAACCCTTCGTAAGTCTTTGAATTTCCGCATCAATTTCTACGCTGGCATTTTCCGCCAGTGATTTGACGCGGTGCACAAGATCGACATCCAGCTTCACGCCCCGGTCGTTGACGCGCTGATCGAGTTGGTAAAGACGACGCTCACTATCGGGCATTGCGTGCAGTGTCTCGGCGACGGATAGTTCCGTTCGCACGTCCTGTTGGCAATAAGCGATAAGCTGTTCAACTTTGTCCTTCGTGTTCCACCATGTGTAGGTTCCGTCGGCGTTCACCTTACGCGGCCGTGCCATCCGGAGCATAAGGGGCGCACCCGTCTTGTCCTTCTGTTCTTCAACGCCAAGGACCGCAGCCGCTTGGCCTAGCGCACGGGGCAATCCCATCGCGCTGGCCTGCGCCATCGTGCAGCGCCATTGCTTAATCTTGGTGCGGGGCCACTGATAGCGGCCGACCATGATCTCGTTCCAGATCGTGCGCTCGAAGTTGGCGTTCCATGCAGAGAGCAATCCGCCTTCGACGATCCAATCTTCGAGGCGTGCATCCATCTCGTCGCCCGGAACCCACACCTGTACGTCATCCGACCACGGCGCTTTGTACGCCATGCACCAGATGTCAGTCGATGGATCAGAGGCGTACTTATAGACACCCGTCTTGCGGAGATCGACGGCGCTGCGCGTCTCGAAGTCGATGCTCACTACCATGTTCGTTCCCTCTTTTTCGTCGGTGTCACGTTTGCTTTCCCCGTAGCTGGCACAAGTCGCATAGGCTCGTCAACAAAAAAAATCGCTTGCATTCGATATTCAACCTGTGCCACCCAAAGCGGGCAGTAGAAATGTAAGGGAGATTATGGCTCATAGAATTAACGAATGGACGCCCCAAGAGGACGCCAAACTTGCGGAACTTTACGCGGCTAACTTGATGCCCGGACAAATTGCACGGGCGCTTGGCCGCACAGTGAACGCGGTTGATAGTCGGCGTAGAAAGATAGGGCTGAAGCGAGACTTTGTTGTTGAGAAAACTCCACCGCCAGATGATCTGGCAGAGAGGGTGAAGACGATGAATATGACCCAACTTGTTGAGCACTATGGACGCGCAAG